ATTTCCATCCGGGGGGGCGATTTTGGGGCCGTTTTGGGCAAATGTTGTCCCATGCGGGGGGTTAAATCATTAAACTGTTCAGCATTAGGGGGGAATCATGGGCGGAATCGGAAGCGGCAGAAAACCAAAACCGGCGGCGATCAAATTGCTTGAAGGCAATCCCGGCAAGCGAGACATACCGGACGAAATAAAACCGGCGGGCGTCGCCGAGATGCCGGAACGTTTCCAAGGCAATGGCGAGCATGCGGAACTTTGCCGGCATATGTGGTCGCAAGTCGTGCCAGAATTGACGCGGCTTGGCTTGGCGACGTCGCTTGATCAAGCGGCGCTAGAGCAGTTGTGTGAGTGGTACGCGACGCTTAGGCAAGCGCAGTTAGATCTGGATTACCAGTTGGCCGGCCGCGCGTTTGATAAGTGGCAGGGGCTAGCCGCGAGATTTGGATTTTCGCCGGTTGACCGCGCCAAGCTTGCTGGACTTGGCAGCAAGCCGCAAGAAATATCAACAACGCAAAGGTACCTGGCTTGATTGCGCGTTTTGAAAATCCGCCGACCATTGACGCAAGCGGCGTCGTGTTTGATCCGTCCGCGAATGCCGGTGATTGCATTTGGTCGCCAGAACACGCGCGCCGCGCCGTCAACTTTTTTTCGGATTGCTTGCAACATACAAAAGGCCCGGCGGCCGGCAAGCCGTTCATCTTGGAACCATGGCAAGCGGACGTGAACGCGACGATGTATGGTTGGTTGAGGCCAGACGGAACGCGACGATTTCGCAAATCGTTTAGGACCGTTCCGCGCAAGAACGGCAAGACAACTTGGACCGCTGGCGAAGCGCTCTTTGTCATGCTATGCGATGGCGAAGCCCGCGGCGAAAACTATTGCGCGGGCGCCGACCGCGAACAAGCAAGTCTGGCTTTTGCAACGGCGGCCGCAATGTTACGCGCGAACAAAGATCTAAAGGACGTTTGCAAAGTCGTTGATTCACAACGACGGATTATTTATCGCGACAGTTTTTTGCGCGCCATTCCAGCTAACGAAGAAGCGTCACACGGGTTTGATATTTCGTTTCTATGCGGCGATGAATTGCACGCATGGCCGACGCGAAAAATGTACGATGTGCTACAGACGGGAATGGGAGCCCGACCGCAACCTGTCTGCATTTGGATTACTACCGCCGGCCATGATCGCGAAAGCATTTGCTACAAAGAGTATTCATACGCCAAAGGCGTGCGCGATGGAAAGATTGACGACCCGTATTACTTGCCGGTCATTTACGAAGCCGAAGAAAACGATGATTGGAAAGATCCGGAAATCTGGAAAAAATCAAATCCAAATTTCGGGATCAGTCTGCGCGAAGATTACATGGCCGCGGAATGCAACCGCGCGATAAACGAACCGTCGTATCAAAACACGTTTCGGCGTTTGCATTGCAATCAATGGACTTCGCAAAAGATGCGTTGGTTAATGATGGACGATTGGCGCAAATGCGCCACAACGCAAACGGACTTTGAGCGCGAAACCGTTGTGTTTGCTGGCTTGGATTTGTCGGCAACGACCGATTTAACTTGCGTTTGTTTGGCGGCAAGGACTCCCGACGGCGGATTTAAATTGCGTCCTCATTTTTGGATTCCCGAAAAGCGAATGCATGAAATAGAAAAGCGGGATCGTGTCCCATACTCAACGTGGGCTGATCAAGGTCATTTGACAGTTATACCCGGTCATCGCATTGACCAGAGTTGGGTAGAAAAATACATCGTTGAAGCGTGCGAACGTTACAACGTTCGTTACGTTGGATTTGATCCCTGGAACGCCGAAGGGTTGAGCATGCGTCTTGAATCCGCTGGCGTTCCAATGGTAAAAGTTCGGCAAGGCGCCGCAACATTGTCCGCGCCTTGCAAAGAGCTGGAAGCTTGCGTTTTAGCGGGAACGCTCGACCATGGGGAAAACCCGATGCTCGGTTGGTGCGCCGAAAACGTAGAAGTGCACGCGGACCACAACGGAAACATTCGGCCAGTACGGCCGCCGCATGGAAGCGGAAAGAAGATTGACGGAATTGTTGCCGCCGTCATGGCGTTAGGGGTCGCGATAGCAGCGGGGCAATCGGCTGGTAGTATCTATGAAACAAGAGGGCCGATTCTGGTTTAACAAATGAAAGTAACGTTTATTGAAAAGCTCAAGCGCGCTTACAAGGGGTATACGGGCAGCTTGACCGACGTTGAACACTGGGACGAATTTTACAATACGTCAACGCAAACAAACGCCGGTATCAGAATTGACGCCGATAAAGCGTTGACCTATTCGCCAGTCTGGCAAGGCATTGATTTGATCAGCGGCGATATCAGTAGATTACCGTTAATCGTTTACGAGCGAATTGAGACGGAACATGGCAGCGGAAAACAACGCGCAACAAATCACGCCGCTTACAATATTTTGAAACGTAGCGCCAACAATAGATTAACGGCTAACCTTTGGCGCTCGCGAATGATTTCTCACGCTTTGTTGTATGGTAATTCGTATAGCTACATTGAACGCGACAGCCAATTTAATCCGATTGGCTTGCATTGGATTCACACCGAAAACGTTGAATGTTGTTGGGATGGTCAACGTAACTTCTATCGTATTCGCAACAACACAACTTGCGGCGACCTTGATCATATTCCGAAAATTGTTGCAGCGGAGGAAATGTTTCATTTGCAAGGATTGACCGTCAATTACAACGGCGGTTGCGGTATCGTTCATTTCGCCGCGCAGACAATTGGCAAACAACTTGCAGCCGATCAATATGGCGCAGAGTTCTTCGCAAATGGCGCGGTCGCTCAAGGGTTCCTAAGTCATCCCGGGCAGCTTACCGAAGACGCGCGCAAAAACTTTTTGCGCGGTTGGAATCAAAGGCATCAAGGCCAAGGCAATCATCACAAAATTTGTTTGCTAGAGGAGGGCATCTCTTGGTCTGACATGGGCACCAGCCCCGAGGACGCAATGCTGATCGAAGTTGCAAATTTCGGAATTAAGGACATTGCTAGATTTTTCAACTTACCGCCGGGCAAACTTGGCGACGATTCGCGCACTTCATACTCAAGCGTTGAACAAGAAAACCGATCCTATTTCAACTCAACGCTTGGCAAATGGATTTCAAGAATTGAAGCCGAAGCAAACGCAAAGCTTTTCAGCCAGCGCGAAATGGATAACGATTCCCATTTTGCAGAGTTTAAACTTGATGCGCTATTTAAGGCGGACACGTCGGAACGTTTCACTGCTTATTCGACTGCGATTCAATGGGGAATTAAAACGCGGAACGAAGTTCGCGCAGAAGAAAATCTAAATCCAATTGCTGGCGGCGATGTTTGTATTACGCCGATGAACATGCAGCCGATCGGCGAAAACGAATTGTTAGAAGATTATGAACTTGAAGAATCGGAAAACTCGCGGTCGGATTTATTGGCAAGACAAGCCGCGCTCGTTGATGCGTTCAAGCGCGTCAATAAGCGGATGATGTTACGGGCTAAAAAACTATCGCCCAAAAAGTACCTTGCCGGCGTCAATCAATTGACGGAGCAACTTCCCATCATCAAAGAAATGCTTTGGCCGGCGTTGCGGCTTGCGGGCGCCAATGCCGATTTAGAATGCAAAAATTATTTGGAGCATATCAGCGACGGACTTTTAGACGCCGCCGATTGCCAGCCGGACCAACTCAAAACGCGCGTAACTGATTTTGAAACTTCGCTAAACGAATGGACCGTTTCGCGAGCGATTGAATTATTGGAGTTGAAACAATGCAAAAAGTGAAACGATTTACAAATGCAACTTTAGAACTTCGCGCGGGCGATGGCGACTTGCCAGATATTAGCGGCGTTGGCGCTCCGTTCTATCGCGCTGATGAACCGGGAACGACTTATGATTTGTGGGATGGAGTCGCCGAAAGAATTATGCCGGGCGCGTTTGACGATTTGCAAAGCGATCCTGCGGCGTCGGAAGTTTACGCGACTTACAATCATAACGATATGCAAGTCTTGGGACGCGTGTCAGCCGGAACGCTTTCGCTAATGGTCGACAACGTCGGCTTGCGTTACAAAGTCAAAGCAAGCTCTACAACGTTCTACCGCGACTTGGTAACAAGCATGAAACGCGGCGACGTTAAAGGGAGCAGCTTTACCTTTATACCGTTGCGCGACAAATGGATTGAAGGCGAAGACGACGAGCCAGACGTTCGCGAATTGGAATTGGTGCGATTGTTTGAAGTGGGTCCGGTTGTCAATCCGGCTTACACCGCGTCAACGTCAACCATTCGCGAAGCTGATCAACACGAAGCACAACAATCCTACGAAAACTGGCGCAATGAAAAACGCGCCAACGGTTTAGCGTCTGCCATGAATAAAGCAAAGGTAACGCTAGATCGTTTGGGGATGCGCTCAACTCTTTACAAGTATTACTAAGCAAAAAGGCGGGCGGGGAAATGCAACCCGCCCGCCCCCTTGTTGGGCAACGCGCCCAGTCATTTGAATTGTTGCGTATGGTATTTGCCGGCGCGGCCGTAGCCGATGCATTGCCAGCGACGCGATAGAATGTTGGCGCGATGCCCGCTTGAATTCATCCAAGCGCGCACAACTTGCTCCGGCGATTCTTGACCAACCGCAACGTTTTCCGCGGAACATCCGGCAAGGTTGCCATGATGCATTGACCGGCGGGCGCGTTGTACGGCGCTATGCTTTCGGCAAGCCGTCACAAGATCCGCCAATCTTTTTAGCGGATGCAATCCGCGCTTTTCGCGCTCAACGTTGCAAAGTTTAATGACGCGCAATTCGTAAACGCAAATCTCGCAATCAATTTTTTTGCAACATGTTTCGGCCATTGCTGGCGAAACAAAACACAACAACAAAAACAAAACAAACCCGCGCATCGCTTAGACTCCGTTCGTTAAAGCAAATTTAAAAAACAACGCCCGGCCGAAACCGGGCGTTGTCCTCAACGGCGGTCAAAGGAGGTAACCCGCCCGCCAAACTTTAAACGTTGCGTAGAGGTTGGTCAAAAGGCAGACGATCAAAAAAACAAAAACCAACGCGGAAAAAATGGCAAAGGTTTTATTCGTCATTGATCGTCCTCCACTTGCATCCAATCGCGCCCGCTGGCGTCAAGTAATCGCGGGCAAATTCCCGGTCGTGGATTGCTAGCTTGATAATGCCGCGCATTGTTTCCGGGCAAGTTTCGTTTTGCATCGCGTTAAGAACGGCTTGCGTTTGAATGCAATCAAAAACGGTCCGTTGTTCAAACGTGTCTTCGCCATCGTAAAAAAGAAAATCAGCGAGTTCTGCTTTCATAGCTTGCGCTCCTTTGTTAATTGTTCGCGCGAACGTTCGCGCCGCTCGTAATATATCGGCCGGGAAACGTTCGCAACAATAGCAAAAAACGTCGTTTTTCCCGCAAATGACGCTGATTTGTTTATCGGTTAAATTAAGTGCATCAATCCCTGCATTGATTTCTATCGCGACCATCCGCGACAAGTTGACGCTCTCTTGCGCAAATTTTTCCACAAACCAAAAGGTAAAACGATGCCATCATTAAACGAATTGCACCAGCAACGCAACGACGCATTTGAAGCCATGCAAGCGATTCACAACGCTTGTGAAACCGAAGACCGATCTTTCAAGGACGACGAACAACGCGACTTCAGCGAACTTGCCGCCAAAGTTGACGACTTGGATAAACGGATTGAAGTTGCCCGAAAGATTGAAACGTCAACGCTTAATAAGTCCGACGAACAACTTGAATCGGAAGAGCGCGCAGCTTGGGAAGCCAAGCAAGAACGCGAAGCTCCAGAATCGGAACCAACGGCGGCGGATCGCGAATTGGCTTTCCGCGCTTACACGCTTGGCAACCGCGCAACCGCGGAACAAGTTCGCGCGGCTCAAAAATGCGGCGTCAATCACTTGTCGCCGGAATATCGCGATTTAAGCGTTGGCACTGCATCGGCTGGCGGTAACGCCGTTCCGACTTCAATGATGGCCGAGATTGAACGAGCCATGGTTGAGTTTGGCAACGTGTCCGGCGTCGCTCGCGTTATCACAACGCCCGGCGGCGGCGCGCTAGAAATGCCGACCGTTACGGATACCGGCAACAGCGGCAGCATTCTCGCAGAGAACGCAGCCGATGATGAGACCGACCCGTCGTTCGGAAAAGTGACGTTGAACGCCTATAAGGTGACCAGCGATATCGTCAACGTTAGTTACGAAATGTTGCAGGATGGCGTCGTGGATGTTGGTTCGTTGATTGGCTCGCTGCTTGGCGAACGTCTGGCACGAGGCGAAAACGCTTTGCTGACAACCGGAACCGGAAGCAGCCAGCACGACGGAATCGTAACATCCGCGGCTGATTCGTCGTTGACGCTTGCCGCAAATACGGCCGTAACTTACGAAGAACTTTTGACGCTTGAACATGCGGTTGATCCGTCTTACCGCCAAGGCGCTTCGTGGATGTTCAACGACACGATTTTTCGGCAGATTAAAGAAATCGCTGATTCGCAAAATCGGCCGTTGTTTTTGCCGGCGAATCTACAATCTGGCGCGCCCGGTACTTTGCTTGGCTATCCCGTCGCCATCAATCAAGACATGGCAAGCGGTAGCGCAAGCAAGTGTCTGTTGTTTGGCCGGATGGATAAGTTCTTTGTTCGACGAGTTCAGGGTGTAACCCTGCGACGTTCAGACGATTGGAACTTTGATCAGTTCCAGGCCTCCTTCGTCGCTTACCTGCGCAGCGATAGCGACACGGTGCAAAGCGCCGCTATCAAGTACGCAACCGCGGCCAGCTAGTTTATCCCCTTCCCAATGGCCGGCCGTTGTTTGTTTGCGCGGCAACGGTCGGCCGGCGGGTTTTCAAAAGGTAAAAAATGAAAGTCAAAGTCATTCGGCCGTTTGATTGTCCAACGCACAAAGCGCCAGCCGGCGCGATCATTGATATTGATCCGATGTTTGCAAAAGTCGGAATTGCAAACGGCGACCTAGAACCGTTTGAAGAAACGGCAACGCGAAAGATTTCAAAAAAACGCGCGGTTAAAAAAACGCCGCGGAAATCTGCGGAAGATTAAATATGCCAATCGGCGCGCGTGTCAAGTTTTACAAAAAACATAATTCGGTCGTTGCCAACTCTTGGCAGCGTTACGAAGAATTGTTGAGCAACGCGCCCGGAACAACAATTATCGGCAAAAAAGAGTTTCGCGATGGATTGGGCGCCGTAATAAAAAGCAACGGCGACAACGTTAATTTGACCGCAAGCCGCGTTGACGACAACGGCGTTTTAAAGATTGCCGGCGGCGTTGCTTCTGAAAATTGGAACTTGAAAACTTGCGGCGAATTTTTGCAGTTTGTTCATGGGCTATGGTCACAAACGCATCGCCGCGATCCGTCGTCAAACAAAACAGAACCGGCAATCAACAATCAATCAACCAGCAACGGCGAAGGCAATTTTTTGCAGTGGGGATTTTTAACGATTACATACGCTGGCGGACCGTCCGACGATTTCAACTTTGAATATCAATATAACGTTGACACGTCAACAAACTATTTGACGGTTGCCGGCTTGCCAGTTTTTGAACGTTACGATACACGGTCTTGGCGCGAACAAATTAAGTTGACCACAAAAAACGGCGCATCGTTGCCAAATACAACGCCGCAAGTTTTATCAAGTGAAGTTTATTATTTGGATTCGTATACTTCCACAAACGAAAAGTTCAAGATTGAAACCGCGTCGGGCAACGTTATTGATTTTGAAAACGGCGGCGACGGGAACGATTCGTTGTGGATCAAGTCGCCATGGTCGCTAACGACTTACATTAAAGAAATAAGCGGCGACGTAACTTTTGATACGTTTTCGTTTCGCGTTCACATTGCCGGCGATTCGGAAATGAAAACAGTTTGTGAAGTTCGTTACAAACCAAAGGCGGCCAAAAATTGGAAGCGAGCAACAAACGCTCGCGTTTATCGCGCGCGAAATAGTTACGAATCTTACAAGTGGCAGATTTGCGGCTGCATCATTCGGCTCAACGCAAACACGCTTTACGACGTTGAATTTAAAATCAAAAACACAAGCGGCGTTTATGTTGGCAACGAAAACAAAAACGAAGTCGCAACAATCAAAACAAATTTCAGAACGCGAACGCGGCCAGTAAATCCAAGCGGCGGAACAATTCATCAACCGACAACGCTTGATCAGTTGCGCGTTTTGCTTGGCTGCAACGGAACAACCGGAACAACCGCAACGGCTGGCGACGTAATCAAAATTCCATCCGGCGACTTTTCCGATGCCAATGGAACAAACAAGCTTGATGGCATAAGCGTTTCCGGAATTGAATCAAATCCGATATTGATTCAAGGCGAAGGCGATCAAACAATTTTACCGCGCTTTGTTTTTTCGGATGACGCTGATTGGCTTACGTTTAGCGATTTTCAAATTTGCAATTGGTTTTCAAGCGGCATCGGATCAACCAGCAAGACGCAAGTTTTTTCGGTCAAGGCAAATTGCAATTCGCGCGGCGTTGTGTTCCAAAATTGCAAAATTAAAAACGCAAGCTTGCCGACCGATATACATGGCGCGGCCATTGATGGCAAGCGTTACGACGGACACGGCGGATTTTTCCTTGGCGGAACAAGCGGCCAAGTTTTGCGCGATTGGTTGATTGAGGATTGTTTGATTGAGCTTGGAAGCTATCCCGACTTTGACAGCGTTGAAAACGATACGCAAGACAATGGGCTAAGCGTTCGCGATTGTTGGACACCTGGCGAAGCGTTTGACAATCGCACATTGTCAAGCGTGTTTTCGTTTTGTCGCTTTCACAACTTGTACGAAAGCGGTTATGGACACAACAGCGGCAGCGGCGGCAAATCAATCAGCCGCAACAACGTTTTAGATCATTGTGAATTCTATGCGATCTATGACGACTTATTTGAGTTTGACCATAGCGAAGGTGGAAACATTCATTACCATTGCAAATCGTGGCACGGCGCGAACTGGAAAAACACAAACCTAAACGGCGTTGCGCCGATATTGTCAAAGTGGCACTGGCAAGCGCAGCCGCGTTATTACGATCAATACACGGTAAGCAACGCAACGACAGTTGATAATTACAACGCTTGGGATGTTGCTTTTCAAAGCAACGACGGCCAAACAAATTACAACGTCAGCGTTCGCGGAAATAATATTGGCGCCGGCCATGTTTTACGCCAGCGAAATTATAAGCAATACACGATAACCGACGGGCAAACATTTAACGTTGTCGGCCATGGCTACCAAAACGGAAATCGCGTTTGCTTTATCGGCAGCCAATCGGCGGCCGTACCATCGCAGCTATCCGCGGAAACTTACAACTTATCAAGCGGCAAAACCGCAAGCAACAAAACGCCAACGCCGGCAACGTTTTATTTTGTTGTAAACGCCAGCGAAAACACTTTTCAAATTTCAGAAACGCTTGACGGAGACGCAATCAACAACGTAAGCGATCCCGGCGCAAATGGTCGCTATGTTGCCGATGTTGATTTCTTTTATACGTGGGCAGTTCGTCGCCGCATTGAATCAAACAATCAAGACAATTTGAAATGTCAGATTTCAACGCGGCTTGCGGGATCGTATCCAAACCGCGACGAATACAATAACACAATCGGACCTGATCAGAATTTTCCGGTTTTGTTTTGCGGCGACACTCGCGCGGCTTTTGCAGGATACCGCATTGCATCGGCGCAGGATTCGGATACCGGATCAATTCCAAATTGGCTTATCAACAACCAGCACACTGGCGCGGCAAACCAAAGCGGACCGGATGCCGGTTTTAAATGGCGCGGCTCCGTCAATCACTCCCCTTTGAATATTGTCGGAACAACGCTGCAAACGCAATACAAAAACGGGCGGATGAATTTGCTTGCAAAACAATCGGCGTTTTTTGCAAGCTGTATTTGGTTACGTTCGTCGTCCGGCTTCTTTTATTCTAACGTTGATGACATAACATCGGCGCCGACCGAATCAACAACCGTCGGCGGAAAACTCAAATACAATTTTTGGGACCGAAACGCTTACTTCAATTTGTACACAACGACGCACAACAAAGATTTGATCGGCGTTGCAACAATTAAAAGCATGTTTGAAAATTACGGGATTGATCAAAACAGCGTTGAGCTTTTGATTCCAAGCAACGGCGATCGCGTATCCGATGACATTGAAAACGTTTGGCAGCAATCAAACGCACAAACAAAAAACCCGTCGGCTGGATTTTGGGCGCCGGTTGATATCGGTACGCGATACGGTTTGATTCCAAATGATTCCGGCAAGTTGTACGATGCAGGACCAACAGAAGAAGAAATGCCCGGCGTGCAAAATTTGCTAGGTCCATTTCTAAACAACGAAGACACTGGCAACGTTTCTTTTCTTGCAACAAAAAACAACAACCGCCGCGACATTGGGCCGACGCAAAAAGGAATTGGCGACACGCCGACCGGCCAGCGTTCCTTTGTTGATTTCTTGTCGTTCTATTTGCCGGATGGCTGGACGATTCAAAACGACGATTCTGATTTTTCAGAATTAGGAATCAACGCCACCAACGCTTCGCACCGCTTGACAATTTCAAACGATGCAGGAACGGCGGCAATTATGGTTGAGCATGAGGAGCGCAATTGATGGCTGACGTAAGCATAGGCGTTCAACGGACAACGTTGCCGACTTCATCAACAACAACGCACGACGTCACCGTTTCCGGAATCGGTACGCCGTCCGCTGCGATTTTTATTTTCTATCGCGACACGGGAACCGCCGGCAACGCTAATCAACAAGATTGCGTTATGAGCTACGGATTCACTGATGGCAGCAATCATTTTTCCGCTTACGCCGATTGGGACGATAATGCGAGCAATCACAGCGGTACACGTTCTCAATCAACATCATACGTTGCGATGCTTGACGGAAACGCAACAAACAATGTTGCGTTCGGATCTTTTATCACTGACGGCGTTCGTTTGAATGTTGCGAACGGAAGCGGGTTGACAGGATGCCATGTTGATTTGATTTTGTTTGCTGGCGACGATGTTGATGCGGCAGTGGGAGACTTTCAAGTTCCGGGCAGCACTGGCTCAACGAGAACAATTTCAAGCTTGTCGTTTCAACCGAAATTAATTTTTGCAACAACAGCCGGAATCGCGAACGCAACAAATCAAGCTCATTCGGTTATTAGCTGGGGCGTTGCGCACGATACGGGAAGCGGAATTAAGCAAAGCGTTTTAGCTAGGGGCGCCGCTAATAATACAAAAAACATTGCCGGCGTTAGAAGAAACGACGGAATTGCTGCGCAAGCGTTTACGCAATCCACCGCATGGCGACAGGAGGTTACGTCGTTTACATCCGATGGGTTTGTTGTTACGGAGCGCGACAACAACGCGGGGAGCGATGACGTCGGATATTTGTGCCTATCGTTAGGCGATGCAGGAATTAAACTCAACGACGCTTACGGAACGCCAACGGCGACCGGAACGGATACCGTCGGAACGACAACATTCACGCCGCAGTTTTTTCTGTCGTGTCTAAGTCGCGACACAAATTCAAGCCACGACACGTCATCAACAAGCACAAACGCCGGAGAAGTGATCGGCAATATTTTAATTGATGAAGTGCAATCGCTTTACAATCAAACGCAAGTTGATCACAACAATAGCTCAACGACGGCAGCGGCCGCCTATAGATCAAGCAGCACGACGGAAGCTTTAAATTTGTTTACGGACAAAACCGTTAACAACTCGTTTGACGAAGACACGCTAGCCGTTGCTGACTTTGATAGCTTCTCTGCAACAGGAACGGTTTTAGATTACACGACCGTTTCCGGCGGCGGATCAAGCCAGCGCTACTATGGCTGGGCGCTTCAAATTGAGGAAGGCGATTCAGCTCCTTCAGCAACTATTACAACAACAGCCGCCGCGGCAAGCTCAAGCGTTAGCGCGTCGGTAACTTCCCAACAATCATTTAAGCCGCGCAATCGCGCGACGGCTGCGCGTTACCGCGGATATTATTTAAGGAGCGAATAAGTGGGACAACTTTACACGGTCGACACTGGAATCGTTAGCAGCGTTACGACGTTGTTTGAATTGGAGATTATCGCGGGGTCTGCAAACAGTTTAATCCTACACTCGTTTTGCGTTAGTCAAACGAGCGACTTCGGCGATAGCGAATCCGAAGGTTTGAAAGTTGAATTGAAACGCGCCGCCGGCGCTTACACAACTGGCGGAAACAATGCCAGCGTATCACCGATTAAAATGACGACCGTTAACGCTGGCGCAGCGAATGCAACCGCGCAACGCAACACGTCATCGGCGGCCGCGGCAGGATCAGGAACGTTGCAAGTTTTACACACTGCCGGCTGGAACGTCCAAAGCGACTATCAATATTATGTCGCGCCAGAGCATCGGCCGGAAATAAGCGGAACCGATGCGTTTGTAATTTCAGTTGAGGCGCCGAGCGATGCATTAAATTTGAACATTGTTGCTATTGTTGAGGAAGTCGGCTAATGGCTTACGGCCAATTAACAAAAAACCGAAACTTCTATTTTCGCCGCCCGCGGAAATATATAAGCGTTAAACTTGCGCAAGGTTCCGCAACCGTAGCAACGACGGCGCCCGCTGCAACGTCATCGGTAACGGGCAGCGTCGCAATCACTGGCGATATTACAACGACGGCGCCCGCTGCAACGTCGGCGTCTTCGCTGGCCGTTACGGGATCTTTCACGGCAATCACAACGACGGCGCCCGCTGCAACGTCAGCGGCTACCGTTAGCGTCGCGATTGCTGGCGACATTGCGACAACGGCGCCCGCTGCAACGTCAGCGGTAACGGGTAGCGCCGGGATTAGCGCTAGCGTTACAACGTCAACGGCCGCGGCAATTAGCGCGGCGACGTCTTCGGCTTTAATCGGCGCGACCATAACAACAACGACGGCCGCGGCCGTTAGTTCATCAAGCGCCGGCGCACCCGCTAATCTTGCAAACGTTACAACAACAACCGCGGCGGCAACGTCAGCCATTGCGGCCGATACGATAAAAGTTGTTGCTCAAGAAACGCTCGCGATCCTTCCGGTTGATGAATCCGAAAGCGTTTACGTTATCGGCAAAGACGAAACTTTTCTATCTCAAAATTTGAAAGCAATTGAGGTTTAACATGGCAACGAGAATTTCTAACGCAACGGCGATTGCCGCTTGTAACGCAATGGTTGATTTAGTTGACGCCGGAAGCGGCGCCGGGTTTGTTCGCATTTACACGGGCAGCCAGCCGACCGATTCAGACACTGCCGAAAGCGGAACGTTGTTGGTGACGATTACTCTGCAAGATCCAGCATTCGGCGCGGCAGCCGATGCGACGCCGGGCGGACGTGCAACCATGGCAGGAACTCCAAGCGGCACCGCTGTTGCAACTGGCACCGCGGGATACTTCAGGGTTTACGATTCAGACGAGAACCATTTGTGGGATGGATCAGCCGGCACCGGTTCGGAGGAAATGGTTTTGGATTCGGCATCAATTACCAGTGGTCAAACCGTAACTATTAACAGCTTTACCCATACGCAGCCGGAATCATAAAACATGGCAACCGTTTATTTCAAAGATCCGGACAGCATTACCGACGTTACCGTTGATTGGTCCGGCTTGCTCGGCAGCCGGACCATATCAACGAGCGCTTGGGTTATTGGCGCTGGACTTGCGACAAGCAACGAAACAAACACAACGACAACAACAGGCATTCGTTTCATTGGCGGCAGCGATGGCGTTACTTATGAAGCGACGAATACGATTACGTTGCCCGGCGGAACAACTTACCAACGAACTCTTTTTGTTCGCGTTCGCGATGTTCTCGTTGATGAAGGGCGACGCGCGCCCGTTGTTGATCTTGCGGAAGCAAAGCATTATCTGCGCGTTACAACTGACGACGAGGATCAGCGGATTGAATCGCTGATTCGCGCCGCAACCGAATTTGTTGAAGGCAGCACGGGGCGCACGTTTTTGTCAAAATCAAAAACGATGACGCTTTCAAAGTTCGAAGACAAAATTTTTATTCCAAGCTATCCGACGCAAGCAGTTGCGCGCGTTCAGTATTACGATTCAAATAACACGCTAACAACGCTGGCGTCTTCTAAGTGGTTGAGCTATGTAGAAAACGGCGCAACGGTTTTGACCATTGCGCCGGATCAAACTTGGCCGGACGTTTACGACCGACCGGATGCCGTTCGTTTGTTATGGTTTGCCGGCTATGATTCCGCGGCCGATGTTCCATCCATTGCCAGTCAAGCGATTCTAATGCTGGCGCGCGAATGGTACGACAATCCGGGCTTGTCATCCAAGGAACCGATTTGGCTCAAGCCGATGTTGTGGGCGCTTAGAACGGGACACGTTGCCGATGCATAGAATGAACAAACTTGCGATCGTTCTTGAGCGCGAAACAATTGATTCTGATTTTAATTATGAACCGGCGCGATCCAAAGTCGTCGGAAAGATTTGGATTGATTTAAAAAACGCAAAGCAAACAACGGCGCAAAAAGCAGACACAACGCAAATCGTTTACAGCCATGTTGCCTTCGCGCGTTATCAAAAACAAATAACCGAAAACCATGAATTGAAAATCGGCAACGACGTTTACGGAATTGTTGCACTAATAAACGTTAACGAACAAAACGAATTTCTTGAATTGCATTTGATCAAGGAGGTTGGCGATGGGTCGTAGACGCAAACCAAGAGACGTTGACCAATTTGATATCGGTCTGATGGGAATGATCGCATTGAAAAAACAACTAGATTCCCTTCCGGAAGGTTTGAAAAAAAAGGCGCTAAGATCTGCAACGCGAGCAAGCGCAAAAGAAATTCGCATAACCGCTAGAAACTTAGCGCCGAAAGATCGCGGCAACATAAAAAAAGCAATTCAAGTTCGGTCACTTAAAAAAACAAAAGCATATAAACGCAGAACCTGGTTTCATAAATTGATAATCGGCGCGACTGTTGGCATTCAATACAACAATAAAAATTTTAACGTTGCGGAAGGTGATTATTTATATGCCGTTGCGCAAGAGTTGGGATGGAAAACAGGCGGCACAAAGCGAGAAGGTAAAGCGTATCTAAGAAAAGCTCTTCTCGGAAATGAAAAATTGATTCAACGAATTTTTAGAAAAGCGATCGTTGATTACATTAAAAAAATACCGGCCAAGATGGCGAAAAAAGGCCCGGTTAAAAAAGAGTTTTATGATGCAGCGGCAAACGTTGAAAACATCTACAGCAATAAAAGATCTATATGATTATTTACGGATTACATGACTATCTAACAAACCCAGCGTCGGTTGATACGCGATTGTTTAGCCCGGCGCAAACTGGCTTAGGTTTGACAATCAAGCATCGCGACGACGCACGACGCGAGTTGCAAAGCCGCATTGGCCGCGATGTTTATTTCGGTCGCAATCCGGAAGGATTCAAGCCGGCCTACATGCTGCTTGACGTAATCAACACGTCTTCGCAACCAACGACCGCGGGCGTTACCGATACGGCAAATTCAATCGTTCAGATTGATTGCTATACAAGCGGCCATCATGCGCCGCAAAGAAACCAAGTTTTGTCTTTTCTTGTTCGCATGGCTTGCGATGGATTCTACGGCAAAAAGTGGGGCGATTATTTCGTAACGGAATCAACGTTGCAAAATATATCGTCTGAACAGTTAGAACCAATAGGCGGACAGGGGAAATGGTCGTTTGTTACTAGTTTGGATTTTAGTGTGTACTATCAAGCAGCCTCACCAGTTTTTTAAACGGAGTTTAAGCAATGGCAGTGAACACAGGACTTGGCGCAACTATTTCGGCTTGGCCGGCCGGCGGTACGGTTGGAAATTGGAAAGTGATTTCTATTAGCGGATTTAATGTTTCCGTTGAAGCGCTTGATGATACGTCGCTCGCGTCTACGAATTATCAAGAAATGGTTCCAGCCGATTTGAAAGCAATTGGACCGATTACGGTTGAATGTTTTTGGAATTGGGATGAGGCATTGCCGACGGTAGG